GTCATAGCCAAACCACGCTGGTCGTACTCAATTTTGGGGTCATCCTGGAGAACGCCTTGCAGAATAACCAGATTGACAGACGCCATTTTATGCCTCGTCCTTTTTGCTCTTTGCCCGTCTATACGCAAGAAACAGATCAGAGTCCTGAATTGTTCGCACGCAGGAGCGCACTTTGTACCGTCTGGGCCTCGATGTCATGATTTTCCGTATCAGAGGACGCAAAAAACTCAAGAGGCTCCAGAGCCGCATTTTACCCTCCCAGCGTTGCTATGCTCCTTTATACATACCAGGGATATTCTTGCGGATATAGGGGACGATGTCCTCTGGTGTCCACGTCTCCTCGCGCTTGAAGCGCTCCAGCTCCTCCGCATCGACGACGAAAGCCCAACCGCACGAACGCGCGGCCTTTAGCTTCCCAAGCCGGATCCAGCCCCTTACCGTCCGCTCTTTCACACTGAGCATATCGCCCACCTGTCGCAAGCTGTACGTCGTCATTGCCGAAGCTCCTCTTCTTTGCATCTCAATTCATCAAGAAACAGCTCCCAGCAGAACTTCAAGCGCGCATCCCAAGGCGCAGACTTCTTGAACATTCGACCGTTAGCCAGTCTCTGCGACATCTTTGTTTGAAGCCACCCCTCGAAGCCGTGCAGGTGCCTTTCCCCCTTCTCCTTCCACTTCTCCAGAATAAAATCCTGGGTAGTGGGCCAATGCACGAAGCTCTTGTCACCCCTGGAAATCTGCCACTCTATGCGCTTGCATAGCTCGATGAAGTCAGCCAGATGCTTCCCGCTCATCGGTTTAAAATCATCACTCACAATTGGCTGGCTGGGCGGTGCGTCATTCGCGCCGCCATTCCATCCATCCATTTGTGATTCACTCTTTGGTTCGATCGATAAATCCTTAGATCTTTCTTCTATAAAGGGGGCGCATCCGGGTCCCGGATGGGTCATATCCGGGACCCGGATGGGGCGCATCCGGGACCCGGATGGGTCATATCCGCGTCCCGGATGGGTCATATCCGCGTCCCGGATGGGTATTTTTGACTTAACAGCTGGTCTACCCGGCTTTAGCCTTGCCCGCTCCTTTTCGTACTTCATTTTGCTGTACTCAATGGCAGCCTGGATAGTGCGCGGCGAGAATGCGTAAAAGGTTGTGCCCTCCTCGACATCCCTAACTAGGACCCCTGAATCAACGAGAGCTGACAGAGCTTCGCTGACTCGGCTCTGTGACATCCCCGTTTCCCGCTGAATGTAAGACTGAGCGCCCCAGAAAGCCTGAGCTATGTCCTTTTCGTCGATATCCAGACCATCTACATTCTGCCGCCCCATATGATTAACAAGCAGCGTCATTATGCAAATCATGTTCTGACCCATGACCAGCTTGGCGTTGCCGCCTCCAACAGAGCGACTAATTCCATCACAGAAGATGATGAACTGGTTAATGTGAGTCCATTTGACAAAGACTTGCTCGTCATAAAAATGTCGTTCGTGACCTTGATTTTTACGCTCATCCATGAGACAAAACCTCATTCTTTTTTCTCAAGCCCGCGCCAGACGCGGGTTTTGTTTTTTCGGGTTTTAATTTTGAAAGGGGCTTGCGGGACGCGGGTTCTGTGGCTATATTCGTCATGAACTAAGGCCCTCCATTGGCTTTGGTTTGATATTCGTCATGACTAAGGCTCTCCAAGGGTCTTGGTAAAGGGGTAGCGGCCCGGTCGCATCATGCAACAGGCGTTGTTACTTTGGTTCACCACAAGGCGCGGCTCAGAAGTAGTCGGGTAAACGTCTTTGAGCTGTCGCTGTTCCACCCACCCTAAACCCAGCAAATTCAATGGGCAAGAGAAAACGAAGGCCAGGGAGTACACACTTCCCTGGCCCCGTTATTACGCGCGGATTTCGACCGATTCAGAAAAATCAGGCGTTGCATCGAACTGCGCCGCCTCGATATCAGAGAGCAGGTCACAGACCCGCCTGCCGACCGCACCGACGCTTATGGTCATTTTCCAATCGTCGGAAAGACCAGCCATACGCTTGTCCAGCCATTCCCATGCCTCGGGGGTATCCGGCATCACCTTCTCCAACTTGGGCGCTCGGACGCTGTCCGTTTGACTTTATCCCCAGCTCTGTCCACAGGCAGAACCTCGACCACCGCACCCTCTGCATTCATCACGACCCTATCACCTGCGAGTTCTTCAGGGGCATAGCTTACGCCACTGATGATGTCGGGGAAGTGTTTGCGGGCCATCTCCATGATGCAGCGGGATCGCAGCATAGCGCGCGTGTACTTCTTCCAGTTGTCCTTGCCCATTAGCTGCGCGTCCACGGCGTCTTTAAGCATGAATTCGACGACGCTACCCTTAACGCCGACCCTGTCAGCCACCAGGATCTTGCAGCCAAAGCCGTCGTTTTGCAGGAATTCGAGGGGTGTCCCGCTGCGCTCGATAATCAGAGCCAGCACAAGTTCTGCCGACATCGTGGGCTTGCCGTCGATAATGTGAATGTGCGTAAGCGCGTGCATGGGCGCTATGCGCAGCTCCCGCCCCTTCATGATCACCGCTACGGCCTTCGCGGGCGAGTTGATCGCCTTGGGCAGAAAGCCCGATTGCACCAGCACTGTGGCCATCTCCAGCAACTCTTCCCACTCACTGCGTATCGCAACGCAATCCATCTCCTCCGCTAGCGCCAAGGCGTTCTTGGTCCTACTCATGTTCAAATCTCCTTAATTTTTTGTCTCGGGCTTTGCCCGTTTGCATGATTTATTGATAGCTCTAACATTTATTAAATGCAAGCACGGCGTTTTTATTTGATAAATGAGCACCCACCAGACTTGTCCTTAAACGCAAATTGTAATAATGATTAAATGCAAATTAAGTTGGTGGAGGTTTTCAAGTGGCATCTATTACACAAGGAATTTTCGCAAGGAATGTAGAGGCGCTACGATCCCTCAACGGCTACACACAAGCCCAGGTCGCCGCTTTTGTGGGTGTGAGCCCCGCAATGATCTCCAGGTATGAGAACGCCGAGAATTTTTGCATGCCCACTGCTGAGGCAATGGACAAGCTTGCAGAGCTTTTCCATGTTTATGTTGCCGACCTATTCACCAGCGACACGGCAAAGCTGAAAAAAGCGGAACTGCAAGGCACCACGCAGGCTGACGCGTTGTTCATGATCAACAAAATGCTGGCTGATGCCGGCCTGCATATCGGCACCATACCCAAGCAGAAGAAGGCTAGCTAATGTTGATCACGAGCAACAGTGTGTTGGTCATGACCAACGTGTTGAGCGCGAGCAACACTAAGGGGGAGCCATGGCATTGCTGATGTCGCCCGTTGGCTTCGATCATGGCCGCTTCCAGCTGTTGATGGCGCGCGCTTGCATTTCCATACTACCAGAACTGGTCTGGACCGGGCCTGTGACGCTGAATTTCGAGGACAAGACTAACCCAGAGCCAGACTTGATCGGCTGGAAAGGCCAACAGCCGTGGGTTGTAGTGGAGATTGCGCAGACGACGCAAAAGGCCGACTTCGGCTATAAGCGCGAGCTGTACCAATCCAATGGTGTGCCCTTCTATGTCGTCTATGATATCGCTCGGGATTGGCTCGAATTGCTGGGTTTGGACGCCAAGGGCAATTACATGGGCAATCCGAACGAGCTGGAAGGCATCCGGGCTATATTCCGCGAGCTGTTGGGGAAGGGGTGAGGAGGCGTTGAGCCTCCCCGGTGGGGTTCCTGTAGGGTTTTTATGCAGATTACTGGGGTTTGGGGGTTGGTTTGAGCCGGTTTTCTACGTCTTTTTCAAAGCTTGTCAAGTGGTCAATGATGCGGAACGCCGCGTCAAGCTTCGACTTCAGGATGGTTATGTCGTCCCGCATTTTGCTGACGTTGGTCAGGGCGTCGTCGAGCGCTTTGGACTTGCTGTCATACAGCGCAATCTTGAGCTTAACGTCGTCCATGCTGGTCGTGAGGCCCTTTATAAGCTCCTCCTGTTTTCCGAAGTAGCGTTTAACCAGCCACCAGACAACGCCTACGATAATCGGCGGCGATGAGATGAAGCTGTAAACAGCTATCAGGCTTTGCACAGCGGCAAAGTTCTGGACGTTCGCAATGTTAGACGGTTCCATTAGTATCCTCTTCATCGTCAGGCGAGAGAAACAACCGGCGCTCGTCCGCGCGGCGCTTGGTAAGGCCGGAAAGTACCACTAGCTTCCCTCCAACCCTGCCCTTGTTCCAGACGATGAACTGATCAGCGGCCCCGGCGTAATCCTTGTTATTCAGCATACGCAGCAGCGTTGAGCCCTGCAGGCGATCCAGGCCGATGTTGTAGGCCAGCGATTCCAGAGCGGCCAGCTGATTTTCTGTCAGCTCGACGTTGATCATGCGCAACACTTCAGGGGTGATCTGACCAACATGCCAGACCATGAGCCGGTACCCCTCACCCTCACTAATGGGCTTGTCCGCGAGCGTGACCTTGCGCCCGTCCTGGTAGAATGTGGACCCGTAGCCGATCGTTGGAATACCTGCTGGGCAGAGGTAGGGTTTCGCCTTGAACGACTCGTAAAGCTTAATCAGGTCAAGACCTTTCTTATTCATCCAGTTTTCTCCACCGAAATGCAGCCACCAGCGAGGGGGCTGGGGCTGCAAGTCGAATCGACGTTAACAATCGGGGAAAAGAAGGCCGCGAACGGCCCGTATAAACCCTCATTCGGGGGGCCGTTGGCGTGAATTGAGCGCTGACCGTAGGTTTCTGATATGTATTGAAAAACGGCGGGGAATTAGGAGACGATATAGGCTCAAGAAGTGAGGCTAAGGTCTAGCCGCATCAGATGACAGACGTTGGGCACGACCAACACTTAACGCACCCGTGGGTTCTCGCAGGCTCCGGTGTGTTGGTCATGCTCAACATTTCCCCAGCCGATACTGTTGGTCATGCTCATCGTTGGTCATGACCAACACACTGTTGCTCGTGATCAACACACCAGGGAGTCGCCAATGCCCAAATGGACGAGAGCCAGCCTTTTCTATCCGTGCTGCGGTTATCAGTGCGTGGGTGTTTTTTTGAATAAGGGAAGTTTTCAGGAGCTGGAATGCGGGGGCTGTGGTATGATGAGCACGCCAAGGATTGATGTTAAACCAAGCAAAGCTGACCAGGAGTCGGCTTTGTATTGGGCGACTTTTGCCTTGATCTGCCTTTTTTCACTGCTCTTTTTCCTGGTTTCGTAGAATAACGAGAATAGAATATCGTCGCAGAGGCCCCTTGTTTTACCAGGGGGCCTCGCATTTTATTTCTTGCCGGTGAGCTTCGCCACGGGATTCGGAACACCCATCTTTTCAAGGCTCCTGCCGCCCGCCCAAACGCTGACAACGATCGTCCACGCATCCCAAAAGTGAGGGTCCATGTTGAGCGTCGGCATGGGTCGGCTCATAAAGAACGCTGCGGAGGGGATGAGGACGTTCGTCATGCCCATGAACAGCAGGCCGGCCCATACGATACCAGGACGAGCCCAGCGCGTGACCTTATCCCCCGTCTGCATCTCGGCGACGATGATTTTTTCCCGTGATTCGAGTTGCTGGCGAAGCGTCTGCTCAAGCTGCGCATCGCGATCAGCGATGAGCTTTTGCGCGTCGAGTTCAAACTTCGCTTGCTGCTCGGGGGCCAAGTGAAACTCGGAAACGAGGCCCTTGACGCCATCCAGGAGCTTTGCGCCACCTTCCAGAATACCGCCGACAAGAAAACTCATAGCCACCTCTTACAATGGTTACACGTCGTCCTCCATCGACTCAATAACGGTCAAACTTTCGTAAAGCATGATTTTCCTGGTATCTGTGGACACTACGACCTCGATTTGGATGGCCTGCCGCTCGGCAATCTTGAGTTTTGCCGTGAATTCTTTCGCAAGCCGGATGTCGAGCACGCCGCCGCCCCGGTTCGGAAAGGTGATCTGGCCGTCTACAAGGGTTCGCGTGACCAGCTTGTCATCCTCGTCTGAAAACGTGGCCTTCGCGGCTGAACACGCTGTCAGGTCGTATGGTTCACCGCTGGATTTCCGCAGCTGCAGCCGGATTGTACGATCAGAGCCGCGCACAATGTTGATCATGGTCTAAACCTCCTCATCAGATACGACGCCCACAAGGTCGCTGTCTTCAACGATTCCGATAATTGACTCAGCCGATGACCCACCGAAGCCACCGCCACCACTGCCGCCCGAGCTGGCCAGCTCCACAGTCTCGGAATCCTCTTGCAAGAGTGTGATCCCGTCAGCCTCATAAATCCGATACTGGATGAGCAGGTTCTGCACGTCAGGCATAGCAATTTCTTCGGCGCTTTTGTATCGCGCTTCGCTCCCGCTCATGTATAAAAGCTCGATGTCGGTGTGAATGTCGATCCCGGTCAACGGGTTGACAATATTGGCCTTGATAACCTTGTCATTTGCCCCGCTTTCGAGGATGACAAAGAGAGGGATAGGATAACCAAGAGCAACCGTTGTCATAAAACCCTTCTCCTTATGGAACCCACGTCGGCTTACTATCAAGCTCGACATCGCCCCACAGTTGATAAGCCGTTGCGGACGTTCCGACTGTTTGAGTCAGTTGGTTGCTCGTTACGACCGTCCGACCCACATAGTATCCGCTTCCGCCTGCACCACAGAAAGCCTGGGGCGCAGCGGTCAGGAAGGTAACGCCTGAGATTGTGTAAGTTGCACCGCCCTGGCTCGCTGCAAAAGATCCCTCGATATTGAAGCGCAAACGATGATGGCCAGCAGAATTTCGGTAATACGTGCCCACCGCTCTGGTCGTGGTCCAGCTGCCACTGACTGCCCCAACCGTGAGCGAAGCGTTGGTGTATTCCCACGGAATATAGGTTGCATAGAAGTTCGTTCCGTCATAAAGAAGACTGATAACGTCGATGCCGCCAGAGCTTGGGGTGAGAGGAATAGCAGCCCCTCCTGGCCATTTCACGGACGCAGGCCATGTAATGGTGCGCGGTGTCGTGTCCTGCACGATGACGATGTCATAGCGTTCACCGGCCACGGCATTGCTGAACGTCAGCGTGCAGTTGGCTGTCAGCGTGATTTTTTGCGAGCGACCAGTAAGGAAGTCAACGGTCAGCGCGGAGCCCGCCGCCGCCGTCACTACCTGCGAGCCTTGCCATACCATCGAGACTTCGTTGACACCACTCGTCAACGCCACGGATCCCACGCGCATGCGGTCGCCTGCGATCGGCGCAGCGGTCGGCATGATCTGACGAACTTTGGTCGTCATGTCAGGGGCCGCACGGATGCCGAAAGCGTTGGATTCATAGGTTCTGTAGGTCGTCTGGAGCCAAAGCGTGTTTTCCGCTGCCCCGACCTGCCCGTCAATACCTGCACCAGAGGCGAGGTTTACGGCGTGACCAATCCAAAGGCTGCGCTTTGCGCCGCCGACTTTAAAGGTGACGTTGCGGAAATGCTGAGAAAAGGAACCATCGGTCTGACCGAAGTAGATGGCCCCGGCCTCGTTCGTGACAACGTATTCACCGAATACCGTACAGCGGCTGTGATCGATCGCATGGAAGCGACCACCAGCAACAAAGTTATAATCACCCGAAGTATAAGACGTGTCGGTGCCCATGATGGTATTGCCAGCGCCGCCGTAGACGGTGGAGCCAGCGGAATTGTAGATACCGTTGAGCGAGTTACCCTTAAGCTCGTTGTTATTGCCGGCAACGATTGCAGAATAGTTGACGCCTGCAGTGATCCGGTTGAGCTGGCCGGCAAGCAACACGCAGGCATAGGCCCCCGCATTTATCGGGCCATTCGTTGACCAAGCTCCTGTCATCAGATCAATACATTTATAACCGATGTTGTACGTGGTGCCGTTGTACCGGCCATCATCCACATAGATACCAGCACCTGGGAAGCCGCCCACACTGCCATTGGCCGGCTTAAGCTTGAGCGCCCCCACCATCCCATTGGTGCCGCTGAAAGTCTGCGTTGACTGCAGCGTGTCGTTATCCGACCAGACGGTATCATAGTTTGTCGCCGAGTTTTTCTTGAGAACCTGCGTAGCCACGCCGCCCGTAGCGACACCTGGGCCAGCCGCACCAGCGGAGCCGGTCGGGCCTTTGATATTCGCGCTGACGCTCCATGTTCCGCCAGACTTGGAGTATACGTTGCCCGTCGCGGAATCCAGATAAAAGTCACCGTTGACGCCCGTGCCTGCCGATGGCGCTCCCGAGCCAACAAACCACTGACCACCACTCGGGCCAGCTGGACCCGTCGAACCAGTGGCCCCGGTCGGCCCAGCTGGGCCAGCAGGACCAGCCGGCCCTTGCGGCCCCTCGGGACCTTCGGGGCCTTCTGGACCCTGCTCACCAGGAGGACCATCAGCCCCTGGCTCACCCTGCGGCCCCTCTGGGCCTTCGTAACCGTCCGACCCTGCTGGACCCTCTGGCCCCTGCGGTCCCGTGGCACCAGCCGGCCCTTGTGGTCCTTGTGGTCCTGTTGATCCGGTTGCACCCATGGGGCCTTGGGGGCCAGTTGGACCCGCAGGCCCTTGCGGTCCCGCTGGGCCTTGCTCGCCGTCTGCTGGTGGGTTTTTAATAAGCATGCCCATGGCTCACCTCTTACAACTCTTCAACAATCAACATTGGATACGCTCGACCCTCAGACTTGAAGAAGCTGAGGGCATATGACCCGGTATTCAAACCGCTATAATTGAGCGAGAAAAAGGGTATCGTTCGGTTCATTTGGAACACGATACCGTTCCCCATTGCCGTAAAGTTAAAACACGCGTCCACCCGTATCCCAAGGCCAGAGCCGAGAACGGCGGTAGTGTTGTTATAAATCTGGTTAGCGACAGAAAGCGCTGTAGGGTGATTGGAGAACCACAGCGCAAACTCCGTGTTTGACCCTGTTTGCGTAAAGTTCACGTTCTGCAGCGTAACCCGATAGCGCCGACCATAAGTAAATTGGTGGTTCACACCAAACACTTCTGAAGACCCAGGACCAGCACCGGCAGCAGTCCCAAGGATGAAACGAAACCATTTTTTCTTGGGGTACTCAGGAAACAGCGCAACACCGTTGACGGATGACCAGCCAGCAGCCGGGGCCTTGGTGCCGAAAAGCACAGCGCGAAAGCTCGACGTGTTCATAGATCCAGAGGACAAGGAAGTAAAGGTTGAGAAGTTGGCCATTGACGTGCCGTTTTTGTAAACGTCGTAGACTGTGCCGATACCAGTAGCCAGGAGGGTGAAGGTATAGTTTGCGGTACCAACAGTTCCGCCGACATTCACATAGGTATCATAGGACGCCAGAGGGGATCGCGGCACGATCAACCACACAGCACCAGCCCCGTCTATGATTTTCAGGGCTATCTTACGTTGAAACATCCACATTAGTTCCCAATAGCGACTGCCAGTGCTGGCCGCAGGTAAGGCGGTCGCCCATGTGGTCGTGGCCCCAAAAGCCTTGGTCCATACAAGGTCGTTGGTGGATGCTGCGACCGTATCCACGTTCTCAGAGCCCAATTCCCACTGCCAAAGATCCTGAGTATAGTTGCCTGTCGATGTCTCAAGGACCAGCAAACGGGCGTCCAAAGCCGATACAGCCGCCGTCCGCGCGGCGATCTCTGCAGCGATGGCCGCAGCCACTTCATCGAACAGGTACAGAACAGTCCTGTTATCAGCACATGCTGCTTGGTTCAGAATGCCAGTAGCGCCAGGGCTCACCGATATGGTCGTGATTTTGACCCAACCGGCGTCAGGCGACGGCGCTACTGGCGAGCCAGACGCAACCCCGTCCTTTATCTGGAGGTCAAACGTCCATTTCTTGCGAATAACAACCGATTGCGGGGCCACGGTTCCGAGCCCGTCTTTGACATCACGGGTTGCGCTCGCCTCGTTCTCGATCTTGAAACGAACCTGTACGATGTCAAGACGCGACAGCGTAGCGTGTGGCGTCGTGATCGTGTATATCGTACTGGGCGTGGTGTTGTGCATGAGTCGATACTTTGACTCTGGCGTTGTCTGCGTCGTGTCCTTATAAAGACCAAGACCGCCCGTAACGGTGAAGGTCGTTGCAGAGGCACGCATAACCTTGAAGGCATCAACAACAAAGCCCTCATGACCTTGGAGGACGTTCTGTAGAACCTGCTCAAGCAATGTCTGCTCAACGCCAAGCGTGAGGTTATTTAAATCATCAGAGGTAACTACCTGACCTTCGATCCATGTTTGGCGACTCATAAGTATCAGCCCCTTTGGAAGATTCGATAAAGAAATCCAGACCCTTTGTAATGATCCACGACCTTTTTAATGTTCTCTGTGACAGGACTGACGCCATGGTCAGTCGAGCCGGCGAAGACATCGCGGTCAACGTACTGGGCGCGATCTACATAGGAATCAGCCGAAAGAATCTGCTGACCAACAATCACGCTAAAAAAGTTCGTCAGCGCCGACCAATCAAGGATGTCCTCCTCATTGTCATCATAGTCAGCGTCAATCATCACGCATGGCTCGGTTGGGTAGCCGTTTATCACATTGACAGTTGGATCATCGAGGAGGAGAGACACGCGCTCGCGGATGCCTTCCAGGTGCATGCGGCTGCGGATCTCGCGCACCTGATCATTGCGAGCATCACCTGTGTACCCGAGTTCTGGAACCAGCCTCTCTGCGGCGTAAACGTCTATAGTGTCGTCACCGCAAAGGGTAAGGTACGTTTCGTCAAGGTGTTGGCACAAATTTTCTTCAAGAGCCTGCATCACTGCAGCCATGCCGATCATGTGACTACGCAGGATGCTATGGTCAGCGTCTTCCAGCCACCATCCGGGAAGTGTTGCGTTGACCTTCGCAAGCCATTGCTGAACCGTCAGCGGTGTTTTATGAAGCGTCATACAAACCCCATCACGCCAGCCACCAGCTTGACATTCTCACCAGTGGAGACATCCCCGCTTGGGACCGAAGTCGTAAAAGCGGAGATGTCGTTACTGCCTGATGGCCCCCAAACGCTGAGCACATAGGCATTGGCTGACGACCGGGAGAAGTCGTCACCGATCCCAAGATTGTCGATATAATCGCGCATCGTTTGCTTGATCGGCGATGAATCCACCGACAACGAGCCGAAGTTAGGCCCTGCACCGTTCAGGGTATAGGATGCGGTCCAATCCATCGACTGAGCGCTTGCCGCGATGATATCGATATTTGCACCCGCAGCCTTCTCGCCAGCCAAAGCTTCCTCAGCCTTGGCCACCAAAGCCGGGTTGGCTGTACCGTTGGCGTCGGCGATATAACAGATGGAGCGAACGACAGTATAAGCCGCTCCTTCGACTGCGCCGCTTGCAATGTTCCAATTCTTGACGGCCTGGAAACGAGTGTGTACGGTAGCGTTGACGATACCGGGAACGCCACGAAGCTTGGCCTCGATTCCGCTATCGGTTGCACCGCGCGCTTCACTGATCTTGTCGCCAACAAAGTCCTGATATTCGCTGTCAGTGAGTCGCTGTGCGCCGCCCGCTGTCGGCTCCTCGTTGGTCACGCTCCAGCCGGTGATTGCGGGGCTAATCGTAGTAATATCACCATCTTCGATATTGCCGGCCGTACCTGCGTTCTCAGCGGTAATGGCCACATACCCGACTGCCTGACCGATCACAAAGTCGAGGTCGATATCAGTTGTGAAGGTGATCGGCGAGCCCCCGGTGGGTGTGTCCGTTTGCACGACAGTACCGGCGTCCAGGGTTTCCGCCGCTGTGGTTACAGTGCGCGTGACTTTCACAATCCCGACTGCTGGAACGTCGCCGGTCCTGGCGAACTCCTCGCCGTAGTGGTCCACGACCAGCTCGTCCATCTCTTCGGCTTCGGTGTTGGCGATCAGTGTTTTACTGAATCCGTTGGCAATGTAGAACTGCAATTCGGTGCCGACGCAGGCCGAAGCGCCCGCAAGCATGTCGTTGATGGATCCAGCCGACCAGTCCGTGAGCTTGTCGTTGGCTGGGTCAGCACCCTGAACGGCGGCCTTATAGATCGCATATAGCTGTTCTTTTGTAAGGAGCGGTGCAGCCATCTATTTAGCCTCCCAGGTCGTCGAATTCTACGGTTATTTCGTTCTGTCCAACCGGCTTGATCTTGACCGTTACCTTGATCATGCTGGGCTCTGGGTCATCGATTGTGAACTGGATGGAGCGGACGCCCTCGACCCGCGCGTCCTGCATCGATTGCTGCTCAATCCGCGATGCAATCTTGCGTTGGTTCTCAATCGTCATCGGCAGGTTACGAAAACTCAACACCCCGCCGCCATAATCAGGCCGATAAACAAAGGTTCCTGGGTCCGTAAACCAGCGCCGCAAAAGGGCTGCGCTTAGATTTTCCTCACCCTCGATCGTCGGCAGGTCGCCGGTCGTCGTCGTGTGTGCGTATGCGATATCGCGGCCATAGTCAGCCATCAGCTACCCCCTCGCTCGGTAAAAGCTATCTGGCTTTTGATGTTGGTGTTCGCGTCGTCCAGATAAGTTGACTTGTCGGAGTTGATGCTACTTTTCAAATCTGTGATAGCGGTCCCGATATTGGTAGCGGCCAGTGATGCCGCACCCATCGCGGTAATAATCGCAGCGCCTGGAGCTACAGGGCTACCGGGCGCGCAGGTATCAGCTATCGGGCCGGTCTTCAGCGCGTCGGCCACGGCCTTGACTTGATCGGCTGCAGCCTTGACCTGATCGCAGGCCGCGAGAATACGGGTTACTATGGTCCCGAAATAGCTGTGGGTAACGGCCCCGAGCAACAGAGGCTCAGCTTCCTCGGTATCCATACCCTTGCCGATCGTGATTTTAGTATCTGAGACAAGATGCAGCTTCTTGCCTGGGCGCGACTTCAGAACGCGGCCCCCGACATCAGTTCTGGCGTGCAGGGTGTTCGCCGTGTTTGGTATGACGAACATGACATAAGCATATTCCGGTTCATCAGCAGGGATTGCCAGGAATACCACGTCACCAACCTGGAGCTTCTCATCACCAAAGGCTTGCGGCGCTACGAACTCGCCGCGATCCGGCAAAAGCTTGAGCTTTGCAAGGTATTCTGATTTCTCCTGATCGAGGTCAGATACCTCTGTAACCTGGGCCAGATAAAGGCCAGGGTCACTTTTCAGAAGGTATCTAAGTTCTTCGATCATTTTATCAAGTCCTCTTTAAGCTCGATAAAGTTCACGTACTCGATGGTAAGGCTGAATCCGTCGTCAGCGCCCATAGCCATTTCCACGCCCTTGGTGTAGAACGGAGAGCCGAAGCCAGTAAACGTCTTGGCGAAATACTTGGCGACTTCCGCCGTGTATCCGCGCTCGCGCAAGTAGTGCTCCCGCTCGGTTTCCGAATCGATCTCACGCATACCAACAAGGTCAGAGTTGTCTATCTTGATGTCGATGGGCGTCCCTATTCGCATTTTTGTCAGGTCGAATTCCACGCCCTGCAGGTTGCGGCCCATCATTTCCCCGGTTTTTATCTGACCCTCTATCTGCTGGCGGCTCATCTCCTCGAAGATGTTTTCCCCAATCTCGATGAGGCGTTGCCTGCTCGGGGCGCGCGGAATATTGAAGGCCAGAAACGGCGCTGGCTCCGGTTTCTCTTCCTTGGTGCCGTCTGGACGGATACGCTCAATCATAATGTCGCCGTCTGGTACCTTCATGCGCTTTTTAAAGGCAGGGGTTGCATCGCGCGGAATGTGGCAGGTGATGACAGGCTCAGCCAGCCTGGGATTCATCGAAGTCAGCTTTAAGTTGATATCCTTGACGCGCCCAATCTTCCTTTTCATTTGCAGGCTGGTAAGGTTCCGCCCATAGATGAATTGCTTGGCGTCCTTGCGGTCGTACAAGGCGTTGGGGTCGGTGATCACGAGAGTATCAATCTCGATATAACCGATCAGACCGGCGCGCGTGATAAGATCCTGGATCACGTCCCAGTAGCTTTCATTGGGTCGGGCGCTGCGCTTGTTGCGAAGCTCGCCATCAGGGCCAGCAGCGGGGTCGCCGTAGCCGCCAGGGATCTGAGCCAGGGTCGGCATCTTGCCCCGGATGCGGAACGAAACCTTGAGCCCCTTGGTAGCGTCGAGCTTACCCAGGATGCGCTTGATAACAACGTCCAGCGTGACGTTTTGGACATCGACCAGCGTCCCATCCCAGCGGGTATCGATCAGAATGGAAGTCAGATCACGACCGGAAAAGGAAACCTTGCGGTTATCCTCGTCCAGGTCTATGGTCGTCTCATCCGCGAAGCCGGCAAATATCGTTGTCTCTGGCTTCGGCTGCACAGCGTCTGGCCAGTCCAGGATTCGGCGCGCGTCTTCAACGTGAACCGTGACTTGTATGCTGCGAATACTTCGCGGGTCAAAGGGAAAGTTTTTGTAATCCAGCTCACAGTTGAACGTGTCGGCGGTGCGATAGTCGTTGATTTTCACCGACACCGACTCAGGCACCAGCGCTATGGTGTAGTTGCCAGCTTGGCTCTTGGATGCGGAGCCGCGCTTATAGTCCTCCCAGAGAACTGACAGGACCATCACCATTTGCGGGTAAAACGTGCTCATTTTGGAATCTCCAGCACGGTCCCGGTGACGAGTATTGAGCTGGTCAGCTTATTGTGGGTATAGATCTTCTCCCACTGGTCGGCTGTGCCGTAATACTTGACAGCTATGGTCTGGAGCGTTTCGCCATCCTTGACCCGGTGACGGATGTTGGAAATCGAGTTGATATAAGCAATGATGTCATCGCTAAGGCTTTGCAGCATGACCTGGGCTTGAGACATCTCCCGCAACGTGCCAAGAGTCGCCGTTACAGAACGATAGCCGCTGGTCTGGTTCTGGGATTTCACGCCTTTGTAGGACAGCGTTACGCCACCGTAATCAAATGCCTCTTTTAGCGTTCCCTCCCTAACCTTCTCGTCAAGGGCAATCATACCAAGGCGCTGGCTGCTTTTGTAAACATAGGAACGCGCCGACGCGAGCAACGCGACCGTGCGATTGAGGACGGCTGACGACTTCTCAGCCAGTGAGATGATGTTGTCAACCGCGTCCGTAACCTGCTTCACCTGCTTGCTTACGCCATTGACGATGTCGTTGACTTGGTCAAAGATATCCTTGGGGTATCCCTCGGGGTAGCTCAGGAGGTTGTTGGCCATCGAAGCGTTGATTTTTTTCAGGTCGTCGCCGACATCACGCGGGATCTGCTTTTTATCGGTGATGATAGGGTTCTGCTGCGGCTTGTTCTCCGACACAAGAAAGAAAGTAAGCTCATACTCAAGGTTATTTCTATCACGCATCGGAAACTTGGTTGTCTGCAGAAAGCCGTAGCGTATCCACTGGTCCCCAAGGCTTATACGCACAAGGTTCCCACGCTTTCTGATGTCTTCGAGCACGTCCTTGACCCGCCACGCGATCTCGGAGCCGACCGGCTGACGCTTATCCTGGAGCCGCCCCTTGATGGTGACTGGCGCTTCCCGCGCGCCCATCACCTGGACGCTGGGCTCAGGGTTTCCAGGGTAATATTTCTCAACAAGTTTCTGTTCGCCGCCGAGCTGGAAGGGGATAAACGGCAGCATGTTCCCCAAAAGCTTCAGCTTGATAGGGTTTCGCGCCGCTTCAATCTGTTCCTCAATCGAGAAGAACGCGAAGTCAGCGCGCTTGATGGAGTTGGATGAACCCTGCCCCATGATTGACGTTATGATTTCCGGGATCATGGGTCATTTACCTCCCGTAACTGGGATAAATTGGAGGTATGCCCTTGGCCTGTGTGCCGTTGTTGGCGAGCTTTACCAGCTGCTCTTTAATCGTGAATGCGATCCGGTCGGGCTGCATGTTCTCCTGGAATTTGTTTTCAATGGTCACGCGGCCTATGTTGACTTCCTGCTTAGGCGTGATCTCTCCCCGGTCCATGCGCTCCTGCAGCTTGTTCATCTTCTCTTCGTAGAGCCTATTGAACACGTCGCCCCAGTCGTCATGCTTATCGTGGGTGTTGAAGATCCAGGCCCCCATCCGGTCCCCGAGCGTTTCGAGGCTGACGGTGAAATGCACCATCAAAGCCGCAACGGCCTCCAGCGCGGTCAAAAGCCACTCGACTGGAGTCCTTATTATGTCCATCCAGGTCGTGAACTGGAACAGCGGGGCCAGCGCCTTGGCGATGATGTCCATCCCGGTCGTGAACGGCAGCAGGATACCTTCCCACGCGAGCGCAAAGCGTGCGCCCCAGCCCGACAGTTCAGCGAGCACCTTGGGCATGGCCTTAAGGTCGGCAACCCGCGCGTACCCGACAGCCCTGTCGAGCGTCGAAAGCGCACCCATGAGCACCACGAGGGGCAGCAGGATCTGGCTGACGATGACGCTGATAATCGGCATGATGAGCGGCGCGACGAAGCGGGCCATCATGCCTAAGATTGGACCAATAAAAGACCATGCAACCCGCAGACTGGCACCAAAAGCACCAAGCGCCGCACCGATCAGGCGCATGGCTCCGACTTCCGCACCAGTGAAGTGCGCTATCAGCTTGAGCCCTTCACTGATAAGGGCCATGTGAGCAAGAAAGGTCACAGCGGACTTACCGACTTGCAAGGTCTTTTCAAGCCGCTGGGCCTGGGTAAGGTTAACAATCGCCTGCTGCGAGCTGCCTGCGACCATTGAGAATATTTTGTTAAAGTTGGCCACAATCTTCCGGCCTTCGGTGGTCAGCGATTCATTGATGAACACCAAAGCCTCAAGTATCAGCTTCTTGACCCGGTCCCCGAGCGGACGCAGAACACCATCAAAGCCAATCATGGTGTCTTTGAGTACCTGCAGCTGGCCGGTCATCGACCGAAACCGCGCCTCATTCACACTACTGTCTTTAGCGAACTGCCCAAGCGCCTCATTAAGGAGCTTCACCCGCTGAGCTGCTGGCAGGGCATTGAAAAGCTCCGTACCGCCAGCCCTGCTGAATCTGTGCATTGCCGTGGTGTCGGATGTCAGAGAGCGGAAAAGGGGATCACCCATGTTTGCCCCGCCCTGAATCGCGCGCACGAGCTGACCCATGGAAAGCATCGGGTCAATGCCAAGGTTTGGCGCTGACTTCAGAAGTTGCCGGGCCATATTTGTACCAACCTCGAAGTTTGTTCCCTGCAAGCCCTTGCGGGTCAGGTTCGCGTTGATCATCTTCGAGAAGTCGCTAAGATCTTTTTGGGGTAGTCCGAATTCCCGACTTATGCGGGCGATGTCTAGCATGATGGAGCGGGCCGCAACCAAGCGTTGCTCATGGGTTCCGATCGGACCACTAAGCACGTCCTTGTTGGCCGAAATGAGGTTGGCCCAGCTGAGTGTGGATTGCTCGAACTTCTCCGACGCCTGCACAGCAGCGCCGAACATGCCAGCAATCGTGCCTGGGACAGTACCTAGCGAGGTAAGAACAGAAGCGCCGAGCGATATTATCGATTGCTCGGCGCGCATGGCAGAGTCAGAAATCTGGGAAACACTATGGTTTAAGGCATCGGTTTGCATGAGCGCGTCGGCGATATCAAACCGGAAGTCAAAGATCAGGGTTGCCGGGTTTAGCGAGAACATAACCTTTTACCCCTTTTCGGTAACAGTTGACTCTTTGGTCAGGATGTCCGCCAGCGCTTCAACAAACATCAGGTAATCCCTCAGCGGCATGCGTTCCAGATCTTCCGGGCGCATGCTCGTGTAGCGCGTAATCCAGGCGAGCTGCTTAAACCACGTCATGCGCTCGCTGTAATAAGTTCGATCTTCGGCTTTTTTTCCTCGTCCACTCCCATGATGTCGCCCGTCGCCTTGCCAAGCTGCGTGTACTCGGCCATGGTAAAGAGCTGGTCCAGGTCTTCCTTCTCAGCGCCGCTCGGGTTCTTCCCATTCACGGACACCAGAAGGGTCTTCATCATTTCATCTTGCAGACGAGCCTGGAAAATAGGGCCAGATGCGTCCTTGCCAAGCGCATTCGCTGCCGACGTAATGCACTCATTCTTGAGCTTCACGGACATCTCACGCATTACAACGACTTTTCCAGATGTCAAAGTTACTTTGTAGTTTGCCATGGTTGCACGTCTCCAAACTTTTTAAAGTGGACAGACCCGGCCACCAGCCGGGCCTTTATGGAACTTAGACAGCTTTCCGCAGACTCGCTTGCCAGTCGAGTTTCTTGGTCACTTTTTCATTGATCCCGCCGACGCTCTTGGACATCTTCGCCTGGACATCAATGTAAACGTAGGTTTGGCTGGTGCCGTCCGCGTACAGCTCGGTATCAACGATAGTGATCTCATCCACGCCAACGCCGTTTAGTTTTGCGTTGACCATGGCATCGATCAAGGTGTCTACCTCGCCGCCCTTGACTTCCACGTCGAAGGAACCAGACCAGCCTTCCTGGGATTGATCACCCTCGCCATGTGGCTGACCCACATAAAAGCTGCGCGAAAAGGTGGAATCCTGACTGATGTTAAACTTCGTGATAGGAATTTGACCCGCAGGAAGGCCGTTACGAAACAGCTTCACCACTGCTTGGTGTCCTCTGATACTTGCCGTCATGGTTTAATCTCCTGTGTTTCGTTTGGCCTTACTCTTCAGTCACAACAACGCTTTCGCCGATCTCTGCAATCAGAACGATATAGCGCATGGAGCTAAAGATGCGTTGCTTGTACTTGATCTTGACCATACCAGAAGCCAAAGAGCTGTCGGTGTTAAGGCTTTCAGTGTCGATCAGCTTGGCCTTGCCGTTCTTGACTTCCGAGTCCTTCGGCAAGACGCCTTCGTTCTCGTTGCGGGTGACAAATTCCATCATACCCGCACCCATTTCCTTGCGGTTCTGCGCCTTGTTTGGCTTATTGCTGTACAGGGTCAAGAACTTGCCAATGCTGTTTGTCAGATAGTCTGCCATACGGCGGCGCAAGATCGTGACCTTGCTGCTGTCGGCGATCTGGGTTGTGATGCCAGATTTCAGCTTGATATAGCCGTCCTTCATCTCGAAGGCAGCGATACCGGCATTTTTTGCTTGAATGAATTGGCTACGGGACAGCTTGTAATAAACGCCCGTTGCGCCGGCCATGAAGTCAGCCGCATCAACCGATGCAGGGTCAACCCATGGGGGCGTCTGGCTGATGATGGAAGCGACCCAGGAGGCTGGATGCGTCCAGACTTCCGCCCCATCGATCACAGTTTTGATATGGTTGAATGCGAAGATAAGGCGACCCTCGGTGTCGCGAAGGTTGCCGACATCGGTCATGGCCGTGGAAAGGGTAGTGGACTCGGAAGCCTCACACAGTACGGCCATCTTGTCTGGACAGTTGGCGACGTGCGTTTTGAGGTAGCCGTTGCGGATCGTGTTGTAGACATCAAAGAAAACGACGTTACCAGCCAGCTCCGCTTCTGCAAAAGCAAGAGCCGTCTGGTAATCAGTATCAGCAATTGTTCCATCAGCGCCGCCCGTGAGCGGTGCCGCTGCAGCAACGTCTGGCTCATTCGCGCTTGACAGGATCGTTGCATTGATCAACTTTGACGCCGCAAATGTCGCAGCTGTCATGGTCGTACCCTCGACGTTTGCATACGTCTCGGCTGGCAAAACCGCGTTCGGGTTGGTGTCGGTGATGGTGTAAGTCGTGGTACCAGAAGACCCTGCAGCAGTTTGCACGGTGATACCGTTGCCATAAGCGCCACGGTATTTAGCCTCAAACTTGATGGTATCCACAAGACCGGCCTTCAAAGTCAGGCTGGCCTTGGCTGCGGCTGCAGCGACCACGCGGCTGATCTTCAATGAGCCAAACTTTTTGTTTTTGATGGCGAGGTTGCCGGTGAAGCTGCTGCGGCCATACATTTCCTCAAGAGCGCCGATGTCCCCTGGCTCCTCAAGGCTCTCAGGACCACGTTGGAAGGCTCCGACGAGGATGGCGACGTTCGCGGCTACACCCTGGACGCTCGGCGCTGGCGCTGACTCGGCAACGTACACGTCATCAAGATCATCCCAGTCAAGCGGGTTCGTACTGCGGTAAACCATGTTAAAAGCTCCTTGTTACGTTTCCTCGAAGTCGGCCACCAGCTCTGTCGCGGTGATGACGCTTTCGTTCTCCCGCCGAACAAGATGGGAGCAGGTGCAAGAGATATCGACCATCACGCGGAACTCTTGAGTCAATGGCGTGTATGCAGCGTCAGGTATGGAGCTTTTAACGAAGGAATAAATTGCCTCGGTGCCGAAGTATTCTTTGAGCTGGAGTTTTATTGCCGGGCTCACGCGCTCCTCAAACTTATGGAACGCGTTGGTAATAGCCGTCTGCGCGTCATAGCGTTCAGCATTCGTCTTTAGCCAAAGATCCAGCTGTATGGAAAATTCCCACTCCCCGCAATCATAGGTATTGTCTGACGACGGCTTCTCACTGTCCGTCTGCAGGTTCTCCGTCTTCTTCAAATATGGATCATACTGGGTCAACTGCTCGGAACGGATAACGGCAGACATCGCCGGCAACACCAGCTCTTTGCTCGCATCGGGCCAGCCGGCCTGCGCGGTCTTGAATCGCGGGCTCTTGATGGTGCGCTGCAGATACTCGACGAGCACCGCCAGCACCTGCGCATGCGGTGACTCGCTTCCGAAATTTGCCACGGCTTAACCCCCAGCTGCTTTCCACTCGGCGATAATGTTGGCCAAGATGGCGTTTAGGTTGCTCTCGACTATGTGATGGGGTTCCATCCCTTCCCGCGCAATCTTCGCCTGGACAGCAAAAGCCAGGGCTCTGACGTTGGGACCATAGTCGTTAGGGTTGCTGGGGTCGTTGGGTGTCTTCGGATCCTGTAGGACCCTTTTTGCCCACGCAAGGAGCGGGCCGATTGGAGGGGTGAAAGGCCGCGCCCCATACTCAATAACTGCGGCATGGGGTGCGGAATTCAGGAGTAACACACTATCTTCTGATGGACGCTCAACCGCCCAGCTGGAGGCAAACTGCCCGGTATCGACCGGGCTGGCCTTCACCAGATCGGGAAGAGAACGGAGCAAGCCGCGCTCTACTCCGTCCATCAAATCGACGTGCAAACTTTCGATGAGGCTTAGGCTATCGTTCGCGAGTTTTCGTAAGTCGATAACCCGCTTGCTGACCATCCTATTGCCTCCCGACTGTTGGCCTCACTTGAAGGGACCAGAAAAAGGTTTCGTCCTTCTCTTTCACGCCCTGGAATCGACGCCCGTCAATTTCCCAGAACTGTTCCTGGTTCTTCTCTTCGGTTATGTTCAGAATTTCATTACGCGTCAGCTCGCGGGGTAGGTGCTTTAGAAACAGGTCCCCTTGCTGGATTGCGCCCGCTGCAACGATTCGCAGGTCGTGCCCGTAGTCCTTTATAGTCGGACTGGGAAGAATCTGTTTACGCTCATCCGAGGCGTTACCCTCGCCGGGAGCCTTGCCGCTCCACGTTCTGCTGACCAGAACCACCTGAGCCTTACTCAGTCCGAGTTTATCTCTTACCGATAAAGCACTTTTTAAACTGCCAGATAGAGACTTTGTGAGGCTCTTTGAATCCGCCGTCATAGGCAAACCCCAACGCCGCTGGACGACCTCACGCTCGGGATGTTGGTAACTGTCGAAATTTCCTTGACGTAAGATTTCCTAACGCTCCTTAACTTCTGGATTTCATCCTCATTTAATTTAAAGTCGTCAACCTGAGTCACTGACAGGCGTTCGGTCGCCTGCTCGATCTTCTCATCCACGTCACGAACCCGCTTAAGGAATTTTTTCACCCGACGCTCGCCGAAGTCGCCAAGGTTGGTGAGGTTGTCCGAAATTATCTTGGAATACTCGGTCGTACCGGGTATCACGGTCCTCGACGAGTACCCAAGATAGACCACAGCCTCTGTTTTTTCGTCATCAGTGAGAGCCATTAGCGCTTGTCCTTCTTTTTTAGTTGGTAGTATGCAAAAGCCCCAATGGCAGCAGCAGCGCCAATTGCAGCTGTTGCCTTGAGAGTGTGACCAGCGACAAAACGCTCAGCCTTGCCCAACTGGAAGTGTCGGAATCGGAGCCCGGCCCTGCCAGCAAGCACGGGCTTGGCCTCGGTCATGTAGGTCTTCCAGAGCTTGGCGCTTTTCGTCTTTGCGTACTTGAATGCGTTTAGCTCCTTGTTGTACCCCTCGCGAGCGATGCGGGCCATGGGGCTGTCATCCATGTGGAAAACCGTCTTCCCAACGTCGTCCCATGGCGGCGTTGGCTTGATCCTGGTGAATGGCGCTGGACGCATCGACCGGAAGGGGATAATCTGTTGCGCCACCTCCTTCTTGCGAGCGCCGAGCCATCGCCGGATGGACTCGAAACCCGCATAGCTGGCACCGCCAGCGGTCCCGCCGATCGCTGCGGCTTTCTTTGCGTTCGTCTCGATCCGTGAAAGCGCGTCCTCCTTCTGCCGAATGGGAACGATGCGGCCATGAATTCGGCGGAACACTATGCCCTGATGCTGCTTGCTGTCTACTGCTGACATGATGCCCCCTTATTTTTTCTTCTTTCTGTCGCGCGCCCACTTGCCCATAGCACCATCCAGAGCGCCGATGCCACTCCAGAAGGCCATCGGTATGGCCGCCGCCACACCAACAGTCGCCAGCTGCTTACCCTTCGTCATACGCTTCATTACTGCGCGAAAGCCAGCATGATTGGCCGCAGTGTGAACGACATTTGCAGCGGCGAGCGTACCAATAGCAAGGCCGGCCATGGTCGAATTCCGCTGATACCTCTGACCCTCGGTCTTCGAGGGGAACGCCTTCCAAAGCTTCCTGATGCCGATCCCAGCGCCGACTGCAGCAGCAGCCCCAAGCGCCACACCCGAGCCGACCTTGACGGCACGCGGGACGTTGTTTGCGTAGTTTATACGGAAGTTGCCGGCTGCGAATTTCACTTCGTTGGTGGCGGTTCGAGCTGCGTTGACAACCGTCCGCTTCGCCTGTCGGTACGCCTGCGCGCCAGCCATCTTTTGTCGGGAAAAGATGGGGATTGTGCGGCCATTCTTATGGATGAATCTGACAGCGGTTGAAGGCAAATTGCTTGTCATCTTACTTCTTCTCCTTCTGGAAAGATTTTAAGAACCTGTTTGTACCCCATCCGACAGCCGCGAGCCCGGCAGCGCCAAGGGCAAGGCCAGCAGCGAAACGCCCCTTGTTCGCCTTCGCATATCTGGCAACCTCGCGGAACCCGAGACGCTGATAATTGGCCGAACCCTTGATGAATTCCGCACCTATAGCCCCCTCAACGGTGGGAGTATCAAGGCCCTTCATCATCATTTTACCGACCCGCTTATCGATAAAAGGATTTTGACCGATCACATAACCACCCCTGGCCATGCGTTCCGTCGCCTGCTTGTCCTTCGACAACTTCGTCAGCAGCTCCTGCCAGTTCCTGGCTCCGCGCATCTCGGGGTTTTTGACAAACTTGACCCGCTTGTCCCCAAAGGGTATCGACAGCTTCACAATGTCCGCATCCTTCCGCAGGAAAGGCCGCATGTTCTCGATTTTACGGTCTATCCCCGTTGTGAATTCATCGAGAGCACCAGCCATATCCTTGGCACGCGTGCGACCCTTGAGAGCGTCCAGGGCTGCGGCCTGATTCGCGTACATTCGGGCCTGCTTCCGACTGCCGGTCATGTAGGTGTACTTTTTCGCATCAAAGCCAGCGCTCTTTTTGTCGAACATATCGGAAATACCGAACGACTCGCCCGGCCTGATGCCGACGCTTCGGATCCTGCTGGCATAATCCTTCGTGGTGCCGTGGTAGTAGGTCGTTCTCCCGGTGACTCGCGGCACAGAATGCTTCACAGCATAAGCCCCGCCAGCCGCAGCAGCCGCACCTTGCGCCCGCTGCTTCTTCAATTCCTTCTCACTGTGAATAGGGATCACCCGACCACCCACCCGGATAAACCTGACATTCTTATCTTGCATGTCATCCTCCGAACGCAAAGAGGGGAAGGCTTTTTAAGAACCTCCCCCGGCGCGCTCACTTATGCTTGTTCTTCTTCTTATCCTTCTTGCTGACGCCAGCCGACTTGTCTATGGGGCCTTCCTTCTCCAGTCCTTCGACTGTTTCGGACTCCAGAGACAGGCTTTCCTCGTCGTTCTCTTCGCCATCACCATCACCTTCCCCCTCGTTATCGCTGTCCGTGACAGGCGTTGTCTGACCCGTCCCGGTGTCCGCTGGCGGTGGGTTATCTGGTGGATCGTTCGGCGCTGGCCCGCTCGTGCCGCCACCTGTACCCTCCACCTTCTTCGCCTCTGCTGCCGCTTTGCGGTCCTGGTTCTGCTTACGGCGCTTTTTGTGCAAAAGCATGCCCATTTCTTATTCCTCATGTAAAAAGGGGCCAAAGAGATTGGCCCCCGCGTTTCATGGCTCTGAAACAATGGTTTACGCGGCAACCTTCGTAACGAATGTTGCGCGGACAATCCGCTTGTCTTCGGCTGCAATCTTCGCATGGAATGCTTTGACAGCATACCACTGAGTTGCGCTGACGACTGACACGCGGCCCAGGATATCGCGGTCTTTTTCGACTTCCATGGACTCGGCAGTCATGATGCCATAAGCATTTGGCTTGCAAATGAAACACTGGTAGGACTGCTTGGTCGCGATATCCGGGCCACGGGGCACGGTATCAACGACGACGAGAGCCGCACCAAACAGCCGACCCATGAAGCCGGGGACGTGGTACATGGGATCATTCGCGTCTGCTTTCAGGAAGCCTGCGGTACTGTCCTGGATCATCGACAGATAATTGAGTGAGTGCATGAAGATCACGGCTGCTTCGTTGGTACGATCGCCGAAACCCATGATACGGGCCTCAAACAGAGAGCTTACCGTACAGAGGCCAGTGGCGTCTGCAGCGGTGTATCCCTGCGTGAAGTTTCCAACCGTATTGATCTCGGTAATCAGATCAGCGTCCACCTTTTCAGCATGCACGCGCCCAATCTGGGTTTGAGCCTCATCAAAGAGGCGTTCCCGTCGCGCCGCCGACTTGCGGATAGACTTATCTGTGAAGCTGACAGCCTTGCCGACCTCTTTCACGGTCGCCGCAAAGCTGTCATCTTGCAGCTTGTCAACGGTCAGGTCATTGGCTTCCACGGCGTCTTCTGCGGCTCCAATTGCCTTGAAGTACGGGAAAGTCACCGTCTCCCCAGGCTGCTGGGTGAGCGTGTTGTCTGGCGTTGCGAATGCACCAAACACCAGTTTTTTACTGAAGTACGCGGAAATATGATCTGACCAGACTTTGGGAACGAAAACAAAATCAGCTGCGACAGTACCAGTCATTTAAAGGCCCTTCCTGATTAAACGCTATCGACCAACAGTCTGTTTCTGTAGCTTGTTGTACAGATCGGGATTGCGACCATATAGCTGTGATTTTTCTGACGTGTTCATCTTCTGAAACTCAGCCACTGTTAGATTGTCGTTACCAGAATTACCACCACTTCCTTCCGGTGTTGGCGTCCTGCCTCCGAAGGAAGTAGCGCCGGGCTTGTTAGACCCGGCAGGGCGTACAGCAACGACTTGATCAACGAGAGACTTCAACTCATCATCGGTCATCTCG